TTCCGAGCACACCAGGTAAACGTTTCGAAAGTATAGCCGGACCATCCTGCCCCTTTGGGGTCAGAAGAGTACGCGCGCCTATACGGCACGAGACCATCAGCACCAATAAGGTGCCCGTCACCGTAAAGATCTGGTCCCCACTTGCGAAGTGAGGGGTCGATCCAACGAAGACAGATGGCTGCTAGTTCCGGTAAATCGTTCCGCACAAAATAATTATGCATTGCGAAAACTGATTCACCAGACATTCTATCCTTAAGATAGAATGGTCTGATTAAGTTTCCCAAATAGTAGTCCTTTCCACAAGATTCACGGAAAGGTCCGCTTGAGAATGACTTTGACCCGTTCACGGAGAACCCGCAAACGCTCAGAGTCTTGCGAACGGCACTATCGGCCCAGGTTGGACATATTATGTCATCACCATAGACTGATATCGTCTTGTCGCTCGTTTCGTCATCAGCGAGAACATCGACTGTTGCGCTAGTTAGCGCGTAGAAGATTAGCGTCTCTAACGGGAATGTAAACCCGTTACCCATTGATGAAAATTTCTCAAGTTGAATTACTCTATCGACACCCGCTGAATCAGCGAGAGTCACGCGTGACGTACGCGCGCGATCGAGTAACTGGAACCAATCGACCGGTAACAAGTGAGCAACTAGCTCACGAGCTATCGTGTCGGAGGCACTACTAAGGTCGAGCGTGCTTAACGCGCCCGTAAGACTTCCGATATAGGCCAGTTTTTGGTTTCTGGTCTGGTCTCGGATGTCCACCTGGAAACGACGGAGACGCTCTGCGATGTAGTCACCGATCCCTGCCTGAACAAAAGTGTTCATAGCGGGCTCGACGACGATCGTTCGAAAAGTCTTCGCGTTCTTCGGGACGAAGGAAACGCGACCAGTGTGAAGTTCAACTGGCACGCGTGCTGTACTAGCCTCTCCATCGAAATAAGGAGAGATCCAGCCTTGGCATTCCTCAAGCACATCCGCGAGGATGGGCACGAGGTCTTCGCTACATGCAAACTTCTGACTCAATTTTCTTCGAGCCGAAGCCGTTCTTTTTATTACTTGCGTGGTTGCCCCAGGACCGAAACGAAAGTCTAATTCCTCTAAAGTGGGGACGTCACCTAAGATGTTGGCGATTTTACGCTGCGCGATAAACAAAATCGTGTCAACGGTACGGTCAAAACAAAAATGACCGTACTGCCAAGATCTAAACATGGCGTTCACCTCAGAGCAGACCCGTTCGGAGGCCAGGAATGTAGCACGCGCCGCTTCTTCTTTGTCAACGCCTAGTTCGAGGTCGAGCCGCTTGGTGTAGAAACCAAGGACTTGACGACAAAACCTTGCGTCGGCTGAGGAGGAAATAGCGCGATAATCGAGTACATAGTCACACAAACCACGATAGTCACCGCCAGCAACAAAACTGGTGATGATTTCCCGGAGGTCCGTGTTCTCGATTTTCCCGGCACAGCAGAGGGCGAGTTCCGTAAGGTTCTCATTTGTTTCCCCTGTTGAAAGTTGTTGATCCCATTTGTGCATAATGTGCATGATTACTCCTAAGTGGTATAACGGGAACCCGCGAAATGCGGAGTTTACCCGCCGACGATTAAGTCGGTGCTACGAGGGTATCCAACAACTCGGGGAAGGGGCCCGTAGTAACCGGTGCAACCGACGTGGCAATGTTTCCCGCGAGGTTAACAGCAAGCTGGCGAACCAGCCGGCGCCCTGTGACATCAGAACGAGGATGAAACAACCCGGTAGTGATCAACGTATTTACGTAGGCCACTTTCGGGGCTGCAGTATAACCTGCAGCGTTCTGATTGAGAATCGCTTCCATTACAGGAACCGACACTCGTTGCTCCACCTTAGTAACACCCGACTTGAGAACTTCCAAAGTCATGGTGCAGCTAACTTGCGCATAAACTGGCACGCTAGCAAGGTTTTCGCGGTACTCGGCGATGATCTTCGATCCGTTTACACGGGTCACGGAGATCGCCGTCAAAGTATGAGCGACTGGAGCGGAAGCACCATCATAGACGGTGATATTCGCAATTTGCGACAAGTAATTACCTCTTATTGTTACGTTAAGGTCAAGGGAAATCCTACGACCAAGTTGCCTAGTAAAGAAAGCTAGGACGAATGACGACTTACGAGGAGTGACACGGCGTTAGCCGCTCGCTTCCAAGACAGCCAGTCTCCCAAAGGTTTCATCTGGGGTAGTGGCAAAGCTAAAGACGTTTCTAGTGTACGAGTGAAAGAATAGTACTCTTGAGTACTACCCTTCTGGTTATACACAGGGTCGATAACCATGTCGGCTGGACCTTTTGTTACAGGGCCCTTTAGACGTCTACGGACGCGAGTCACTAAGACATATTTTCCTTCCATCAGTTGTACGACACCACGAGCGTGCATATAAGCACCTATAGGAATCGCCCAATCGGCGACAAATGACCAGGGTAATAACTCCCAGGCCACCGAACGCCAGTCGGCAACCCCGCTTAGTGCAAGGACATTCTTCTCGCGAAGAGTAGCCCACACACGGCGGGATGATTCAACGTCGGAAGCATACACTTTCCAGTTGGCATTACCACTCGAAATAATGTTGGGGTAGGTATTCAAAACACCTAGCTTACCATTATGAAAATGGGTGACAACCACAGTGTGCGCCAGGGGTGCAGAGAGTTGATGCGCGACAAATTGCGCAGCGTCTCCCATATCACCTACAAGAGGCAACCAACCATACTGTAGCTCAAGCCAAGAATCAGCGAGAGCTTTCTGATTGGAGAGATCCCTTAGTGGGATATCCTTGTGTTTGCGATAGGCAACCCTTCCGGTTTGCCCAATAAGCTGCTGAGCAGCTCGCGACACATTGCCCTTACGCAAAGCATTGTAAGCGCGGTAAATCCGCGACGACGCGTCTGTTATCATGGAGAGAGACTTTCCAGCCTCTCCCATAAAGACAGCAGCGTTGAATTCGCTACCGACAAGTCGGTTGCGAACCTTACCCCATAGAGCGATGTTATCATTAGCGCTCCATGGGTCAACGGGGGCAGGTATTGAATTGCCCCCGAACGGGTTGTAGTAGAAACCCGGCGATGC